ATGGCGTTTCACGAGGTCCGGTTTCCCGACAACATCAGTCGCGGAGCGCGGGGCGGGCCGGAGCGGCGGACACAGATCGTCGAACTGGCCTCGGGCGACGAGGAGCGCAACGCCAGCTGGGCGAACAGCCGCCGCCGCTACGATGTCGCCTACGGCATCCGCCGCGCCGACGATCTGGCGGCGGTGGTGGCCTTCTTCGAGGCACGCAACGGCCGACTCCACGGTTTCCGGTTCAAGGACTGGGGCGACCACAAGTCCTGCCTGCCCTCGGGCACGCCATCGCCGACCGACCAGGTGATCGGCACCGGCGACGGCGCGACGACCGCCTTCCATCTGGTCAAGCGCTACGCCTCGGGCGCGCAATCCTGGACGCGCGCCATCGCCAAGCCGGTGGCAGGCAGCGTGCGCATCGCGCTCGGCGGGGTCGAGCAGCCCTCCGGCTGGTCGGTCGATACCGCGACCGGCGTCGTCAGCTTTGGCGCCGCCCCGGGCGCTGGCGTCGCGATCACCGCGGGCTTCGCCTTCGACGTGCCGGTCCGCTTCGACACAGACGCGCTCGACGTGACGCTCGACCTCGAGCGGCTCGGCTCGATCACCTCCATCCCGCTGCTGGAGATCCGGCGATGAACAATGAGCCCGGCTTTGTCGCGGCTGTCCTGCGCGATCTCGCCGCCTCGACCGCCGTGATCCTCGCCGCCTGGGGCGCGCTTGGCGGGGCCACCAACGCGCTGACCACGAAGATGCGGCTGCGCGATGCGCTGCGGCACATCCTGCTCGGCGGGCTGATCGCGGCCGGGATGGGCAGCCTCTCCATGGCCGTGATCACCGCCTGGCTCAGCCTGCCGCCCGAGACGATCCCCGCGGGCGGGGCCGCAGGCTCGGCCGCCTATCTTGTCGGCGTCTTCGGCCCGGCCTTCATCGAGGTCGCGCTTGCCCGCCTGCGCCGCGCGCAGGAAGGCGGCGGCGATGAATGAGCTTCTCCGTCTCGCGCGCGCGCTGCGCTGCGATCCTGTCGATGCCCGTCAGGCCTTCGCCCACCGCATCCGCGTCGGGCTCGCCGTCGCCATCCTGATCCTGATCCTCTCGCTATTCGGGTGATCCCATGCACATGACCGACCGGGGCCTTCTGGCCCTCGTCCGGCACGAAGGCATCGTGCCCGGACCCTATCTCGATGTGAAACAGGTCTGGACCTTTGGTATCGGCCACACTGCGGCGGCCGGGCCACCCGATCCGGCCACCATGCCGCGCGGCATGCCCGCCGATCTCGATGCTGGCATCCGCGAGGCGTTTCGGGTCTTCCGGGCCGACCTCGCACGCTACGAGGCCGCCGTCCGGCGCGCGGTGAAGGTTCCCCTGGCGCCGCACGAGTTCGATGCGCTGGTCAGCTTCCACTACAACACCGGCGGCATCGCCAAGGCTGCGCTCACGCGGAACCTGAACGCGGGCGACCGCGAGGCGGCGGCTGCGGCCTTCATGGGCTGGCGGCGACCGGCCTCGATCATTCCGCGCCGGGAAGCCGAGCGCGACCTGTTCCGCCATGGTCGCTATCCCGGTGGCACGATCCCGATCTGGTCGGTGGATCGCACAGGCCGCGTCGACTTTTCGCGGCCGATCCGGCGGCTGACGGAGACGCAAGCGCTGGCGCTTCTGCGTCCGGCCCCGATGGCACCGCCGCCGGTTACCCGACCCTCACCAGACGCACCGATCGGCTGGCTCGCCCGGCTGGCGGCGTTCTTTTTCACCCTGATCCGGAGGGCCTGATCCCCATGCGCTACATCCGACCGACCTCGCTCACCTGGTGGGCGGGGCTTCTCGCCATGCTCACCGGCATCGCGTCCATCGCGCTGCCCGCCACCGGCCCGCTCGGCGAACTGTCCCGTCTCGTCGCGCTACTCGCCGGTTCTGGCGATGCCTCGCCGGCTGGGCTGATGTTCCTCGGGCTCGGCCTCATCGGTCTGCGCGACCGGATCGAGCGCGGGTTCCGCAGCGATGATTGAGTTTCTCGCAGGCGTGGTCGTGGGCGGCGGCCTTGGCGTGCTGGTCGTCGGCCTCTGCGTCGCCGCCGCGCGCGGGGAGCGGGACGATGGCTGAGCTCCTGATCTGGCTGGTCGCGGCTCTGGGTGCTGTCGGGGGTGTCGTCCTCGGGCGGGTCTGGGGCCGGGTCGAGGGGGAGCACGATGGCAAACGGGAGGCGGAACGCGATGCGATGGAAGACAAGAGCCAGCGCGTGGAGCGCGGACGCAAGGCTGTTCGTGATGGCCGCGGTGCCGGTAATCCTGCTGACCGGCTGCGCCGCAACGACGGTGCCTGGTGATGCGGGCTGTGCTTCCTACGCCGAGGCGCGGCTCGCCCGGCCTGCTGCAAAGACCGTCGCGGAGGTGCCGTCCGCATGGGCGGACTGGATCGCCGATCTCGACGACCGCATGACGGGAACCTGCCGATGAAATCCCTCGATCCCGCCCTGCAGGCCCATCTCGACGAGGGCACGACCACGCTCGCATGGGCGTGGCGGATCGCCCGCGCCGACGGCGTCACCTTCGGTTTCACCGATCATGATCGCGCGCTGAGCTTCGATGGCACCGATTTCGAGCCGGAAAGCGGGCTCACGGCCTCCGAGGTCCGCTCGGGCTCGGACCTGTCGGTCGATGCGCAGGATGCGACAGGCGTGCTGACCTCCGACCGGATCAGCGAGACCGACATCCTCGACGGCCGCTGGGACAACGCCGAGGTCGAGGTCTGGCGGGTGAACTGGGCCGACACGAGCCAGCGCGTGCTGATGCGGCGCGGCGGCATCGGCCAGATCCGGCGCGGGCGGCTGGCCTTCGTCGCCGAGGTGCGCAGTCTCGCACATGTCCTCGGCCAGACGGTCGGGCGGACGTTTCAGGCGAGTTGCGACGCCGAGCTTGGCGATGCGCGCTGCGGCGTCGATCTCGAGGATCCCGCCTTCAAGGGAGCGGGCGCAGTGATCGATCTGCTGCGCGACCGGGCATTCACAGCCTCGGGGCTGGGCGGCTTCGCATCCGGCTGGTTCGCCTTCGGCACCATTGAGTGGACCAGCGGCGCGAACGCCGGGCGCAAGACGGAGGTGCTGGGCCACGATGTGACCTCCGGCGTCGCGATCCTGACCCTGCTCGAAGCGCCCGTGCGCGCCATCGCCGAGGGCGACGCCTTCATCGCGCGCGCGGGCTGCGACAAGCGGATCGAGACCTGCGCGACGAAGTTCGCCAATGTCGTGAACTTTCGCGGCTTCCCGCACATTCCGGGACAGGACACGATCCTGCGCTACGCCTCAACGTCAGGCGGGCACGAGGGGGCGGTGCTGTGA